TCGATCCTCACCGGCTGGTCGAAATGGATCGTGTTGGGCGTGGATCCGGTGCCTATCCGACCGCCGCGCCGTTTCCCGGCGATCAGCGCATCCATCACCTGGATGATGGCACCGGGCTTGAGAAAGGCGCCCTGGTGTCCGCATGAGAACTGCACCGCCTCGCCTTCGTACTGCTCGGTGTAGAGCTGCCACTTGCCCTGCCTGAGCGCCTGCGTCTCGTCGCTGCAGCCGATCGCCGCGACGTCGACCTTCTGGATGCCGTAGCGGCTGATCGCCTGCTGGTCCTCGACGACCGCGATGCGCTGCTCGCCGAGCAGCGCCGGGTCGTTCCAGGTGACGGCCGCCTGGTTGTGGCGCGCGCGGATGTCGGTGCCGGCATAGGAAAAGATGCCGTCGATCACGTTGGCATTGGTGAACTGGTCGGAAAAGTCGGCCGGCTTGTCGGCGACCGCCACCATCGACGAGCCGTTCCAGTAGAGGAAGCCGCGGAAGATGCCGGCGAACTGGCCGAGCAGGTCGAAGGCCTCGGCCTGGCTGGTGATCTGGACGTTGCAGCTGTACCGCGGCTCGGTCGAGCCCCTGCCGTCCGGCACGCGCTGGTCGCACCAGACGCCGACGTCGTAGAACGACCACTTGTCGATCTGCGACGACGGGATGAACTGGCCGATGCCGTAGCGGTCATTGTCGATCAGGTCGTAGAGCACCCAAGCGGGATTGCACGTCCAGTCGATCTTGAAGCGGCCATCCCAGGCGCCGGAATAGGTGCGCTTGTACGGATCGTAATTCGACGGGATCCGGACCAGCAGCCCGTCGACCAGGTAGGTACGTTTCGGGATTGTGCGGAACTGCTCGGCGTTGATCTGGAAGCCGACGCAGGCCGACAGCGTGTAGTTGACGCGGTCGTCGACCAGCTCGGTGTAGCTGTCCCAGTAGAGATCGTTCTGCAGCTCGACCACCGTCGAGTCGGCACTGAGCCTGGTGAGGCGGATGTCCCACGGCCCGCCGTGCGGCAGCTGGAACATGACCGCCTGCTGGTACTGCGTGTTGGTCTTGCCCGAGATCTTGTAGGCGCCGATCACCTTGAAGCCGCCGCCGGCGTTCTGCAGCTCGATGCGATAAACGATCTCCGAGCCGGAAATGTCGCCGGTCTGCTTGTTGACGGTCTGCAGCGATGGCGTCGAGACCGTCACCCTGGCGCGATCGGCATCGCTGTTGAGGATCGATTTGACGACCGGGAAGCCGGCCTTGAGCTGGACGCCGACCGCCTCCTCGGACTGCTGCGCCTCGAACCCCTTCATGATCGGCTGGTCGGGATAACCGCGGCTGAACTGGACGATGCAGTCCTTGAAGTTCACCGAGCCATTGGCATTCATCAGCGGCGTGCCGTCGAGGTAGATGCCTTTGCGGTCGCCGACGACGCCCTTGATCGGACCTTCGCTGAGGAGGTCGACGACCTTGGCGATCTGCGTCGACTTGAGGCTGTTCGGCGCCTCGGTGCCGCCGCCCGAGCCGCCCGAGCCGCCATCCTTGCCGCCCAGGCCGCCGGCGCCGGCGATGGTGAAGGGCAGCGGCCTCACGGCCAGTCGCTCCCCGGCACGTAGCTTTCGCCCTCGCCGATCCACTCCTCGTCCTGCGGCGTGTAGGCGGCCTCGGTGCCGTCCGCGTCGGCCTTCAGCTCGTAATAGCCGCGCAGCTCGTTCCAGGCATAGTAGACCATGCGCCCGGTGCCGGTTTCGGCCAGCGGGTTGTTGCCCGGCGTGTAGATCCTGAGCAGCTTGTGATAGAGGGGCCCGCCGTCGTCCGGCCGGATGCTGATGGTGACGATCTGCGTGCAGACCCAGCCGTCCGGATGCGTGTTCTCGTCGGGAATATAGTAGTCGGTGTCGTCATCCTCGTCGCGCATGTCGGTCGTCGAGGCGGCGACTGTGGTCGCAGCGAATGCGGCGAACGCGCCGCCGCCGCCGCGGTCATGGTTGGCAGAAACCGGCGCCGGGAAGCCGCCGGGCGGCGCGCCGAGGCCTGGCTGGGTGGCGCTGGATCCGGTCTTCGGCGCCGGCGCCGGCGCGGTGATGGACTGCGCCACCGTGCCGAGCTCGAGGCCGGCCGAGACGACCACCGAGCCGGCATGGACGCGCCCGTAGATCAGCGGCACCGTGGCGCCCTGCACCGTTACGTTCTCGGGGCCGCTGAAGGCGAAGTTCTCGTCCTTCGGCGTATCGTCCGCCGTCGGCTTGTCGAGGGACGGCTTGAGCAGCAGCGAGACGCCGAGCATAAGGCCGGCGAACAGCGCCCCGCCGATGATGGTGGCGGCCGAGACGCCGCCGATCGTGACCGAGGCCAGGCCGGGAAAGATCGCGCCGACCAATGCCGCGCCGAGGAAGGCGCCGCCCTCGACGCGCGGGCAGAAATGGATCTCGCGGACGACCGGGAAGATGGCCGCCTGCTCGCCCTCGAGCGCCTCGCCGTCGCCGACCACGAGATATTCGCCATGCTGGATGAAATCGCGCTCGAAGCCGCGGTAGTTGACCGACAGGGCGCGAACCGCCTCGCGCGCGTTGCGGACGGCGAAAGCGTGGCGCTGCCCGTACTTGTCGGCGAGCGGACCGTGCAGCCAGATGTCGACCAGGCCGTCGCTCATGTCCCGGCGAGCTCCCGGTGCCTGAGATGCAGCACGGTCGCCTTGCGGTAGTAGCCGCCGTAGACCTCGCGTACCGAAGGCCGGCCCATCATCTGGTGCAGCATCAGGTCCGGCTCGAGGAACAGGCCGAGGTGGTTGACGACCGGCGCCGCGATCTGCATGCCGAACACGTCGCAATGCCTGGGCAGCACGTCCTGGGCGAGCCGCACGAAGCCGGCGCCGGCGAACTGCTCCTCGATGTCGTTGCCGCCTTTCGCCCACCACAGCCATTCGCGCGGGAAGTCCGGCAGCTCGATCCCGGTCTGCTCGAGGAAGCCGTCGCGGATACAGCCGAGGCAGTCGTGCGAGCCCCACGCCCATTGCCGGCCGACGACCGGCGCCTTCCAGCCGCACGGTTCGATGACGGTGAAGATCTCCTCGGGCCACGACACGATCAGCCAGGGCAGCCCGGTCTTCTCGCACATGGCGCGATCGCCGTCGCTCGGCCGCGGCGCGACATAGACGTGGCTGTGCACGACCGCCTCGACCCGGGTCTTGCTGTCGATCTCGCAGAAGCGCCGCATGTCCATCACGAAGGTGTCGTGCTCGGTCGCGGTGTTGTCGACGGGGATGAACCTGCCGGCGGCGATCACTCCGCAGCCTTCCATCGGCTGGCACTCAGCCGCCCAGCGCATCGCTGCCTCGATCTGCTTTGGCGTCGGCCGGAACGTCATCCATACCTCGCCAGCAGGCTGGCCGGGAAGGCGCTGGTCCTGAGCACGCCGGTCTTGCCGAAGCGCGCCTTGCAGGCGTCGAGCGTCTTGCGGCAGGCGTCCTTGGCCGGATCGGTCGTCGGGTTGCCGTCGATGTCCTGCTTCGGCGGCCCGGCATAGCTGCACTGCGGCGAGCGGTAGACCCACTGGCAGGTCGAGGCGATCACCTGGCGGCGCGGGATCCTGACGCCGGCGACGTCGAACGGCAGCGCGAGCTCGAGCTCGACGAAGATCGGGTTCTCGACCGCCTTGCGCGCGATGTAGAAGATCTCGTCGGGCATGCCCTGGTTGGGATCGGCATAGGGATTGCCGCCCGGGAAGTTCACGGCGTCGAGGAACCTGCCGAAGGTGCGCTTGCGTATGATCCTGGCGCCCAGCCCGTCATTCATGGTCCTGAGCAGCGCGCCGAGCTGGCCGCCGATGTTGGATGCCCTGACCTTCGGCCTCGGCAGCGTGCCGGTCGAGCCGTACTCGAAGTCGGTCGTCTCGATCGGCATCGGCTGGTAGACGGTGCCTGCCCAGGTGATCGGCAGCCCGGCGACCGTCGTGCCGGGATGCCAGCGCAGGATCAGGCTCGACGGCTGGCCGATCACGGTCGGGTCGAAGATGAACAGCTCGACCAGCTCCTTCGGCGACAGCTGCGAGATCTCGCGCTTGATGCCCATCAGGCCGTTATCCCGTTCGCCTTGACGAACTCGGCGCTGACCGAGCCGTACCAGATGCCGCCTGGCCGCCGGATGCCCCAGTCGACGCGCCAGGCATCGCAGAACACCTGCCAGGTCGTGCCGGTCTGCTGCTCGAGGAACGGGAAGCTGCTCGCCTTCTCCGCCTCGAGGAAAGCCACGATCGCGTTGACGGTCGGCGCGTCACGGTCGCCCCAGACGAGCGACCATCGCCGGTTGAGCGCATTGATGCCGTCCAGCGTGCGCTGGGAGTAGCCGTCGCCGAACTGCGCCACGCGCAGCCGCCACTCGTCGTCGCGCGTCACCGGCACGTCGGGCATCCAGCAGAGGTCGGATCCGTCGAACGCCATCATACCCGCCTGAGAATGCCGCCTGGCCGGCTCTCCCTCACCAGGATAACCCCGACCGCCGCCTCGATCTGGCGGCCGAGCTGCTTGCCGGTATTGCTCGAGGCGGCGACGAAGCCGGATCCGGACATGTCGACATTGATGTCGCCGACGTTGTTGGTGACGCGGGATCCGGCCGCGCCGCCGCGCGGAATGATGGTCTCGCCACGGTGGGCGATGATCGGCACCTCGCCGGCCCGCAGCCCGACCATGCCGCCGGTGGCGAAGCGCGGCGCATTGGTGAAGATCCGCGGATCGGCCAGGCGCATCGGCAGCCGCGTCCTGCCGACGATGCCGCCCTGGTGAGCAACTCCGAAGAGCCCGCCGATGCCACCGCCGGTGCCGCTGGCGCCGCCGAACAGCGAGTTCATCAGCGGCTTGATGATCAGCATCTGGATGACCATGTCGGCCAGCTGCCCGGCCATCCGCTTCAGCATGTTCGAGAAGGCATCGCCGGCGTCCTCGCCATTGATCAGGTCCTGGACGAACGACGACAACCCGCCGCCGATGATGCCGGCCATCTGCTGGTTGATCTGCTGCGTCAGCTGCGCGGACTCCTGCGCGGTCTTCGCCGCCTTCGCCTGTGCGCTGGAAAGCTGGTCGGCCTGCAGGCCAGCCGCGGCATAACTCTCGGCGAGCTGGTGATTCTTGGCCTTGAGGTCATCGGTGAGCGGGATGCCCTGCGCCTGCGCGGCGTTGTTCAGCTCCAGCTCGACCTTGGCCGCCTCCTGCGCCGCCTTCTCGCGCTGCAGCGCCGCGGTCTTCTCGTCGCTGGACAACGTGTAGTCCGAGGTGATCTCGTTCTCGCGCTGCTGCGCGGCGACCTTGTCGTTGATCGAGGTGACGAGCTCGTCGTAGTTCTTCTTTTCCTCCTTCGTCCGCGGTTCGGCGCGGGTACGCCGCTGCGCGTAGGCGAGCACGTCCTCGCGGGTCGCGCCGCCGCCGAGGACCGTCGGGTTCGCGGCGATCGCATCGCCCATGCCGGGGATGTTGGCGACCTTCGTTCCAGGTGCCGCCTGCAGGATCTTGATGGCGCCGCCCGAACCGAGGAAGTGCGCCAGCTGCAGCGTAGCCTCGGTCACGTCCTGGCCGGCGTCCTTGAGGTCGCGCGCGTTCTCGGTCGCATAGGCGCGGATCATCCGGCGGTTCGTCTCGAGGTCGCCGCGCAGCGCGAGGATCGCGGCGTCCGACATGCCGGCGGCCTCGCTCGCGAAGTTGCGCTTGAACACCTCGAGCCAGGTGCCCTTGATGAATTGCCCCTGGCCGAAGGCGGACGAGGCGCCGGCGGCATTTGGCACAGCTTTGCCGCCGCTCTCGGCCTGGATCACATGCTCGGTGAAGGCGTCGATTGCACCGGCGGCGCCCTCGAGCGACTTGTCGAGCAGCGCCGCCCGGTTCGCGCCGGTGACCGGCCCGAGGTCGAGCGGCCCGCCGGCGCCGGGCATCGAGAAGTTCAGCGAGTTCTGGATGGTCTCGCCGGCCGATTTGGCGGCCCGCTCGAGCTCGGCGAACGACGTGACCAGCTTCGTGTGGATCGTCGTGGCGAGATCTTCGACCGTCTGGTTGTTGCTTTCCATCAGCTTTTCGAGCGCCGCGAGAATCGGCTGGAGCTCTTTCCCGCTGGCCGTGTGCGCGTCGATGGCCTCTTGCAGTTTCGTCCATTTGGATTCGAGTACCGCGACGGCATCGCCGCCGACCTTCAGGTCGAGCAAAGCGCCCGACAGCTGGACCATTGTGCCGGTGAGATCGTCGACGACCTTCTGCGAGTCCTCGTAAGCCAGGGCGAGCGCCTTCTGCTTGGCCTCGGCCAGGCCGGCGGCATCGGCCTGGTCGCGCAGGTTCTGGGCAGCGCGGTTCAGCTCGGGGAATAGCTGGCCGTACTTCTTCGCCAGGTCCTCGAGCGTGCTTGCCTGCTTCTCGAGCTCCTTCGTCGCCTTTGCGGCGTCCTGCTCGCTGCTGCTGAAATAGCTCGCCGCCACGCTCGCCAGGATGCCGAAGGCGACGACCGCCAGGTTGATCGGGTTGACCATGCCGACCAGCGCCGTGCCGAACGTGCGCGCGCCGGCGGCCAGGCTGCCGCCAGACAGCTGCTGGGAGATCTGGCCGAGCTGCTGCTGCACGGCGCGGATGCCCTGGCCGGACGCGATGCCCGAGAAGATGTCGTTCAGCTGGAACTGCAGCACCCGGGCGTCGTTGGCGATCGCGCCGGCCGACTTCTGGAAACTGGCCTGGATGACGTTGGAAGCGCCACCGCTCTTGCCGACATTCGAGACAGCCTTCTCGGCCGCGGCCGCGGCCTTCTCGGTGGCACGCACCGCCGACTTCAGCGCCGCCTCGTAGCCCTTGAGGTCCGCCCTTAGCGTTACGACAACTGCGGCGTCGTCGGCGGCCATCGATCAGACCCCCTTCATGATCGCGTCGCGCGTGGCGCGCTGCATCCGCGTCCTGACGCGCCGCTTGTTGGCGCGGTAGCTCGGCAGCAGGAACGGCTGCGCCGGCGTGTCGACCGTGCCGAACTCGACGATGCGCGCGGTATTGTAATGGCCGTCCTTGGTCGGCCTTCCCGCCGAGACCGCCACGTAGAGGCCGCCGCGGCGCCCTTCCCTGACCTCGGTGCGGTGGATGGAATCGCGCAGCTCGCCGCTTTCGACCGGCACCCTCAGCCTGGCACCGGCAACGATGAGATCGGCACTTTCCAGCATCGCCTGCTCGAGCGCGGCCCGCACGTCCTTCGGGATCTCGTCGACCAGGCGGCGCTTGAGCTGCTCAATTCCCTGCACCATTCCCCTTTGCCTTCCTCGCAGCGGCCAGCGTCAGCGGCCTTGCCGGCTGCGACTGCATCCACTCCCAGATCTCGTCGCGCTCGCCCTCCGACAGCTTGCCGTCGCGCTGCCCGGTGTCGTGCGCCTCGAACCAGCGCTCCTCTACCGCGGCGAGCTCCCAGACCGACATCTTCTTCGCCTCGACCGGCGAGATGCCCATCAGGACGGCATTGCCGAGGATGGCTCCGAATCGGATCTTTCCGTTGGGGAGATCGTCGATCCGTTCGATTTCTCCCCGGCTTTTCCCAGCGGTTCGTCGGGCGCTCCGTGCAATGCCGCAGCCAGGATCTTGACCGCCAGCACGACCAGCCCGTCGACGCCGCCGAGCTCGAACGGCCGCTGCTCGACATGCTGCCGCACCAGCTTGGCCGCCGCTGCGGTATCCATGCCCCCGCCGACCAGGCCGAGCTTGATCGTCTCGGTCACGTCCTGCAGCTGCCACTGGTTGAGCGACAGCCGCGCCAGCACCATGCTCGGCCCGGCGTCGCGCTTCTCCTGGAGCTCCATCAGCTCGCCCCAGGCCAGCCGGAAGTCGCGCTCCTCGCCGGCGAACTCGGCCGAGATGCGGCCCGTGCGGCTCATGGGCCAGGCGTCCAGCTGGCGGTGACCGCGCCATCGGACACCGCGTTGATCGCCAGCGTCACGCGCCCGCCGGCATCGGCCGCGAAGGCCTCGCTGTCGACGTGGAATTTGCCTTCGATCACCTTCGTGCCGGTCGGCGAGAAGTCGATCGTCACCCGCATCGGCACGCTCTCGGTCGCCATCGCCGCCGCGTCCCAGTCGGGGACGCTCTCGGCCGCGGCGACGCCGTCGCCGGTGAT